GTACCAACGTGATATACTACTGCATGATTTGAAGGAAAACGTTATCGATGTTACCTTCATCAAGGCTAATGGCGAACGACGTGTTATGCGTTGTACTTTGTCGCCGAAATATCTTCCTGAAACCTCAGATATGAGACATCTTGACGAACAGCATAAGAAGCCAGAAAATTTGAACACTATTGCTTGCTGGGACATCCAAGCAAATGGTTGGCGTTCTTTCCGTATTGATTCAGTTGAATATGTAGAAGCTCTAGACGGATTTTGAAAATGAAAAAGCTTGTTATGGTTGACTGTCTTTCACAGTTTCGTATTCGATATTGTGTTGAGGTTGAAGATGATATTGATCATGCTCTTGATGAAATTCTCATGGAATCAGATAGTCTTGAGTTTCAAGAGTTTTCACAAGAGCATCTTCTTCCTTCTCCTGTTATCCTCTCGCACAAAGAGATAAGTAAGGAAGAATATCTTAAGATGTTTGACGAAGACAACGACTACCTGAAGGGATGGGAAGAACACCAGAAACTTCAATTTATCAACAAAATTAACTATGACAAGCCCGACCCTATCGGCGGCTAACAAGGAGTATGAATGAAATGGATTACTGGGGTTATCATCTAATTTTGGACTGCTCAGGTTGTAATCACGAAGCGATTACCTCTGCAGAAAATATCGCTTCCTTTGCCAAAACCTTGGTAAAGGAAATTGACATGGTCGCTTATGGTGAACCTCAGGTCGTGAATTTTGGTAGTGGAAATAAGCAAGGGTATACACTCGTTCAGCTTATCGAAACTTCCAACATTTGCGCACATTTCGTTGAAGAAAATAATACTATGTATCTTGATGTATTTTCTTGCAAGCCATTTGACCCAGCTACTGCTGTTGAAGTAGCAAAGTCAGCTTTTGGGTTTACTAAGTACAATACTGCATTTATTGAAAGAGTTGCTCCTTCTTTGGACAGCGAATAAAAATAGGATTTTGTTATGCCTCTAGCGAAAGATAATCTTAGTACGAATGCCAATGGTGGTACTGAGATGATGAAAAATGCAATTATCAGTCGGCTCCCAACAGAGTTGACTGATCAATTTAAGATATTTGTATCTCGTGTGCAAGAGCCTATTGATCCTAACAAGATCAATATCTATTGGGCTCATGACCTTCCTCAAGACCCAGCAGCAGAAGCTGCTTTGGGTGATAATAGATGGAAAAATTTTGATGCTCTGGTTTTTGTCTCTATGTGGCAACAGTCGGGGTTTCAAGCACGTTATAATATCCCATATTTCAAGTGTACAACTCTTTGCAATGCAATTGAGCCTTTTGAGATTGTAGGAAAGCCAGATCCTAAGGAAAATGTAAACCTTATCTATCATACTACTCCTCATCGTGGTCTTGAAATTCTCGTGCCTGTTTTCGAAAAGCTTGTAGAGACAGACGATAATGTCACGCTCGATGTTTATTCTAGTTTCGACATTTATGGTTGGCCAGAAAGAAACAAGCCATACGAGCCTCTTTTCGAACGTTGTAAAAAACACCCAAAAATCAACTATCATGGCTATCAGCCTAACGACGTAGTGAGAAAAGCACTTGACCGATCACACATTTACGCGTATCCTTCTATTTGGCTTGAAACGTCTTGCATCTCTTTGATCGAGGCTATGTCTTCTCGCAATCTCTGCGTCCACAGTAACCTTGGTGCGCTTTGGGATACTGGTGGTGGTCTCACACGTATGTATTCTTATGATGAGGATAACAACATGCATGCGAACAGATTTTTGGCAAATTTGTCCAACGCAATCGACCATGTTCGTACTAAAGATCTTGAGGGTGAACTGACCTACATTAAAAATTATGCAGACAGTCGTTTCAATCTAAAAAATATGTCGGTTCAATGGGAAAACTTTTTGCGTAATCTAATTTATCTAAAGGAAAATAATGCCCTGAATAATCGAGATGCTATTAAGACTCCTTCAAGATTTGTCTACAGAACATAAAGCATAAATATAAAGTGAAACTCAAAAAAGGTAATCAAATGGATAACGTAGTACCGTTTCCTAAAAGTAATAAACAATTGAACAACCCAACGTCAATTGATGAGATTATTGAAAAATTGAATGATGTAAAAGATCTCCATATTAATGAGACGTTAGAAGTTGTTATTCCAATGTTGTTTAATTATTTAGAAACGGCTGGGTTTGGGTTTGGTGAAATAGACGAAGAAGATACGCAAGACCCCCACTTAAAAGATGCAGCATTTGTCGTTGAAGGTGTTAGGTCGCTTCTGTGTAAATATTATGGATTATCTCATCCCTTTCATCAAATTTCTGAGAACATCTTCGTAGAAGATTTGGTAAATGAAGGAACGTTCAGGTTGGTGAAAAACCTGAACATTGAATTTCGTAATGTAGAGAAAGGAAACAGCGAGACGCTGTGAAATAATGATCATTGTTGATTTGTCTCAAGTGATGCTGTCCAATCTTATGATGCAGATTGGGAATCATACGAATGCAAAAATTGAAGAGAATATGGTTCGCCATATGGTACTCAACTCTCTTCGCTCTTACAAAACTGCTCATGGCGAAAAATATGGTGAGATGGTTATCGCTTGCGATAATACTAACTACTGGCGCAAGCAGATGTTCCCTTACTATAAGGCTAGTCGCAAGAAGGCTCAAGAGAAGTCCGAAATGGACTGGAAGGCTATTTTCGAATGCATGAATAAGATTCGTGCCGAGCTCAAAGAATATTTCCCCTACCGTGTTATTGATATTGAATCTGCTGAAGCGGATGATATCATTGCAACGTTGTGTGAAAATTATGGTCAGTTTAATGGGGAAGATATTCTCATTCTTTCTGGCGATAAAGATTTCATTCAGTTGCATGCAAATCCACACGTAAAACAATATGATCCTGTACGGAAAAAGTGGATCAAGCATGATAACCCACAGCGATATCTTATTGAACATGTCCTTAAAGGAGACGCTGGTGATGGCATTCCTAACATACTTTCTCCTGACAATTGTTTTGTTATTGGGGAACGCCAGAAGCCGCTGACTCAAAAGAAAATTGATGCGTTTCTAGAGCTTAATCTCGAAGGTAAATTCGATCATGCGCTCGCCCGCAACTACATGCGCAACAAGCATTTGATTGACCTAAGTATGATACCTGCGAACGTTGCAGAAAATATTCTAGTCTCATATAAAGAGCAAGCTGGAAAAACACGCGATAAGATGTTCAATTATTTTATCGCCAACAAACTTAAAAACTTAATGGAACATATAGGAGAATTTTAATGGCTATGAAACTCGGCGTTGCCGAAATTTTGGAAAAGGTGTGCAAAACTAGAAAGAGAGAAGACAGAATCAAGCTTCTTAAAAACAACGAAAGTTTTGCTTTGAAAACAGTTTTGCAGGGAGCTTATCATCCTCGTATTAAGTGGTTGCTTCCTGAAGGTGTACCTCCATACAAGCCATCAGAACTGGTAGACCAAGAAAATGTTTTCCATCATGATGCTCGCAAGCTGGTTCATTTCGTTGAAGGCGGAAACCCTGCTCTCGCGCAGCTTAAGAGAGAAGCAATGTTTATTGAAATGTTAGAAACTGTAGCACCTGCTGATGCAGAACTACTTTGTTCTATCAAAGATAAGAAGTTGCCTTGGAAGGGCATCGATGTTGAAATCATTAACCAAGCATTCCCAGGATTAATCCCAGATGAGCAAGTCTAGCATTAAAAAGTTTCGTAAGAATGATTGGTCTTACGATGACGAAGAATATTCTGATAATCGTAGTAACTATCTCGAAAAGAAAAATCAAAAGAAAGTTGATCGTGCCCTACGCACCAGGGACATTACAGCTCTCGTAGAAGATGAAGAAAGTGAATATGCTTACGATAACATATATGATGAAATGGTAGATGAGGATAGTTGGCCGACAAAAAATGAAGTTCTTTGAATATCAAAATTATCCGGATCTGCCTAGATATTTTATCGAAGAAATTATCAATCTCACAAACAAAATAGAAATATCAAAAAACGATTTGGCATCTTATCATTTTATTTGTATAAGTGAAGAATTAGAAAAGTGGGTAAAAAATAACATAAACGAAACTTGCAAAGTTAATGCGCATGGATTCTTTTATGGTAAATATTTTTACCCGCATATTGACTTCATACGACATAGAGCTATCAATTATATCATAGAAACGGGTGGTGAATTAGTAGAAACTCGTTTCTATGAACCTAAAGAAAAATATAAACATTTGACGTTTTTGTCAAGGTCATATATACCTTATGAGAAATTAAATTTGATAGAATCAGTTGTGATAAAACCGTTTAAATGGCATAGTATGGAAGTAAATAAAATTCATAGCGTAGAAAATTTAGACCCTAATAAAAAAAGAGTATCGCTAACACTTGGAATTTTCGATCAACAAAATCTTCTAATTTCACAAATGAAAGACGATAATGCCCACATATAAGTTTCTTAATAAAGACACTGGCGAGGAGCACGAGGACTTTATGAGTATCTCGGCTCTAGATGAGTATTTGAAAACTAACCCACAAATAACGCAACTAGTTACTGGTGCACCTAGCCTTTCTTCTGGCAGAGGTCTTAAAAAGCCAGACAATGGTTTTCGAGACTTGCTTAAGGATATGAAGA